AATGCCAACGGAACTTTTCAACATATTTGTTGGAAATAAAACAACAATAAAAAGGAAACAATAAACATGAACAATGTAACAAAAGCAAACAGTGGAGCATTAGCAACTGTAAATTTTGAAGCTGATGCAGGTCAGGGTTTGAACATGACGCAAGAAGATCTTGCGTTACCGTTCCTAAAAGTACTTGGCCAACTATCACCCGAGTGTAACAAGAGGGATGCAAAATATGTCGAGGGGGCAGAACCTGGCATGATTATAAATACCGTGACGAACGAGATTTATGATGGCATGAAGGGGATAGATGTCGTTCCTGTGCATTACAAAAGACAGCACATAGAATGGCAAGACAGAGGTGAGAGTCAAGGAGCTCCAGTAAAAATATACGAAGCTGGTGATGACTTACCAAAAACTACAAGAGACAAGTTTAACAAGGATAGATTATCGAATGGTAACTACCTTGAGAATACAGCTAGTCATTTCGTAGTTGTACTTGGCAAAGCCCCTACAACAGCTTTGATTTCTATGAAAGCTACTCAACTTAAAGTTAGTAGAAAGTGGAACTCAATGATGATGGGTCTTAAAATGCAAGGTAAGAACGGTATGTTTACACCGCCAACATATAGCCATATTTATAAACTAAAAACGGTACAACAGTCTAACGACAAAGGTACTTGGTTTGGTTGGGATGTGTCTAGAGTTGGTCCTATTGAGGATGCAGGTATTTACAAAATAGCAAAAGACTTTGGAGCGAATGTTTCCAAAGGCGATGTTAATGTAAAACACGGCGAGCAGGAAACCAAATCCAATTCACCATATTAAAGAATTCATTCGATCAGGATGAATAGGTATGGGGCGGCTAAGCGAGAGTGGATCCGCCCTTACCACTGAAAAAAAAATTATTATGAGTGTTGAGAAATTTAGAAATATATTTAATGGATTGGAAGAAAGATTCGGCTACCACATTATAGACAAAGAAGAAGAGGATAACGGAGAAAAAAAATCAGGTAGATCTTTTACGTCAAACTATCCTCATACTCTTGAAATGTGGAAAGCACATTACACTGGAGAGTCTTTTGAAGTCAAACAGCAAAATAAAAAAACAACAGTAGCAGACAGTTTAGGTATATGCCCAATAAACAAAGATAGTGAATGTACGTGGGGTGCTATAGATTTAGATGAGTATAAGCCGGACTATAAAGAATTGTTTAAAAAACTCGAAAGTATAAACGTTCCTCTATTACCTTTCAAGTCAAAAAGTGGTGGCATACATGTATATATTTTTCTTGACAAACCTGTAAAAGCTTTACTGTTGAGAGAGAAACTACATAGTATTAAAAATGTTTTTGGTAGTTGCAAACCAGATAAAATATTTCCTGTACAAAAATACATAGACTTAGATAAAGGTTCAGCAGGTAGTTGGATTAACTTACCGTATTACAAAGCAGAAAGCACAGAAAGATTTTTAATAAAGCAAAACGGAGAACCTGCAACAATACAAGAATTTTTTACAATATACGAAAAAAGCAAAGTAACATTATCACAACTTAAAAAATTAAAATCAAACATAGACGAAGGAGATAGTGGAGAGTGGTTTAAAGATGGACCACCTTGTTTACAAACTCTGTCTAAGTTTGGTGTATCACAAAGTCAAAGAAACGAAGTTATGTTAGACATGACTAGATATATAAAACTAGCACATGGAGATAAATGGAAAGATAAGACAGGTGAGTACAACAAAAAATTTTTTAATCCTAATTTAGGATACAACGAAGTAAACAAAGTTATAGAATCAAGAGACAAGAAAGATTACCCATATAGATGTAATCAAGATTGGTTAAAGCCACATTGCAACAGAGAACAATGCATGCTTAGAAAGTTTGGTGTTGGAGGTGCAGGCGGTAATGCAGACATTGCACTCGGACCATTGTCCTTTGTAAAATCTTTTCCAAAGATATGGTATCTAGGTTTCAACGGTGAGGTTGTAAAACTAACATCAAAAGAATTAGTAAGACAAGATCTAGCAAGAGAACAAGCTACAGAGCAAACGAGTAAGACACCACCTAAAGTTAAGAACTGGGATCTACAGATAAGAACACTGCAAGTTAAAGCTACACCGATAGATGCACCAGAAGAGAGTAGCCCTACATACAAACTAAAAAGTTTATTGGATTCATTTGGATTTAAGATGAGAAGAACAAAAGATATAAAAAGAATTTTACGAGGACAACCTTATTACGATGAAAATAAAAAACTAACTTACTTTATGTTTTCAGGGTTTTATGATTTTATTAAAAACCAAGAGTGGAAAAAGACAGAGAATGAAACACACATGATGCTAAAAGAAATAGTAGGCATATCAAGACAAAAAATGCACATAGAAGGCAATACTAAAAAATGGGTTTATATAATAGATCCAGCACAGTTTAACGTAGAGGAAGAGGTGGAGCAAAATGATGTTAACTTTCCAACACCGGAGTATTGATGAGAACATTTAAAGTTTTAGGTGGACCTGGTTGTGGTAAGACAACTGAAATATTAAACAGATTGGGGCGAAAGTTTAGAGAAGGATTAAACCCAAGTCAAGTTTTAATGATAGGTTTTGCCAAAGCAACAGTAGAAAATTTACGGGAAAGAGCTATTGAAGAATTAAAATTTACAGAATCACAGGCTGAAAGTATTCAAACAATACATAAGTATTGTCTTGACAGACTTCCAATAAAAAATGTTTTTACATCAGAATTCAAAAGAGATTTTAAAAACAAATTAAAGATAGATGAATCTAATTGGCAGTTTATTGATGGTGAACTTTCTGTTGACGCAGAGGACTGTGTTGGTTGGAATGATATAGAAGATAAAAAATTAGGAGTTATTTTTAAACTAATTGGTTTAGCTAGACACAGCATGTGTCACGAAATAAAGGACATACTAAACTATTATAATGAATCAGAAAATTATGAATTTTCTAAATTAAAAAAAGCTGACATAGAATGGGCATATAAAAATTTTACAGCGTACAAAAAACAAAACTTTCTCGTAGATTTTGAAGACATGCTACACAAAGCTCTTCCAGACAATATTAAGTTTGGAGATTATAAAATGGTTATGGTTGATGAGGTTCAAGACCTAACCGATCTTGAATGGGCTGTAATTAAAAAATTAGCAAACAACACAGAAGAATTACATTTAGTAGGTGATGATGATCAAGCCATATATGGATGGAAAGGTGCAAAAGTAGCTACATTTCAAGAATGGCCCTGTAATAAAGAAGATATAACTTTTTTAGATAAAACACACAGGTTACCACACAATATACATTATTTTGTAACTAAAGAAATTTTACCAGAAATCAAAAACAGAATGGGTAACAAATACAAAGTGGTTAAAAAAGATTTAGGTAAGATCTACACTACATCTAATTTAGATGAATTAAATAGAAGAGTAAAAGAATCTACTAGCATTATGTTTTGTGGTAGGACAAATACAGCATGTAAACCTTACGTTGAGTTTTTAAAAGAAGAGGGTATACCGTGGGAACAAAAAATTAGAGGTGGCAAAGCACAAGGTTTTCAAAGTAGTATTAATGCGGATGACACACAAGCCATAAAAAACTGGCATACATTAAAAACAGGTGGATCTATTTCAGGTAAGTATGTCGTAAAACTATACGATAGATTAAAAGATGGTTTAATCAAAAAAGGTAAGAAGACTTATCTTAGTAATAAAGACACCTGTCCCAAAGAGTTTACAGATAAAGATAGAACTTTTGATTACAAAGAATTAAAAGAAAAATATTTTTTATTAGCAGACATGGACAAATCTTGGCATGACTGTTTAACTTTTGAAACAACAAGAAAAAAATCTAGAGACAAACCAAATGCTTTGTTCGATGATGATTTAGATTACACAGAATATGTAAAGTCTTGTTGGGACAAAGATAGAAATTTAAAGTCTAACATCTTAGTAGCAACTATTCATGGAGTCAAAGGAATGGAAAGAGATGTTGTAGTATTATCTTGGGACTGGGGTGGAAGTCTTAGTTCATTTCGTAACGGTACAGAAGAACAGGAGGACGAAGAGGTTAGAACCTGTTACGTAGGAGCTACAAGAGCCAAGAAGACTTTAATTATATATCAACCACCTAAAGCAAAAATCTTTCCTCTTCTAAACGTAGAGTATGAACAGTTATAAAAAACAAATAGGTGGTGATCACTACCGATCGATGAAGATCCAAGCAAGTGAGTTTATCAATAAGAACAACTTGCCGTTTGCAGAAGGTAATGCTATAAAGTATCTGTGCAGACACAAAGCAAAGGGACAGAAAGAAGATCTATTAAAAGCGATACATTATATTGAAATGGCAATAGAGAGGGACTATCAAGACGTTGAACCTAAAAAAGAATCATGGACAGATGGTTTTAAAAAATGGAGAAAAGAAAATGCAGATACCAATATTTAAACCGCAGACGGAATGGGTGTATCCGGATGAGTTTCCTGATTTATCGAAGTACGATGAAATTGCGATTGACTTAGAAACAAAAGATCCTGATCTAAAAACAAAAGGCACAGCGGCCACAAGAGGTATCGGTGATGTTGTAGGTATAGCTGTCGCTGTATCAAACTGGTCTGGATACTATCCAATAGCACACGAGAATGGTCCTAACTTAGAACGTAAAAAGGTTTTAGGTTGGTTTCAAGATGTTCTTAAAACAAGTGCAGATAAAATATTTCATAATGCAATGTACGATGTAATCTGGTTACGAAGACTGGGGCTCACGGTACACGGAACAATTATTGATACCATGGTTATGACCTCAATCGTTGACGAGAATAGATTTAGATATGATTTAAACTCGGTGTCATTTGATTTTACAGGTTTAAGAAAAAATGAGGCAACACTACAACAAGCCGCAAAAGATTGGGGCATAGATCCAAAAGCAGAAATGTATAAATTACCCGCTATGTATGTGGGTGAGTATGCAGAAAAAGATGCAGAGATAACTTTAGAACTTTGGCAAGAATTAAAAAAAGAAATAGCGGGTCAAGATTTATCTTCAATAGTAGAATTAGAAACTAAAGTTTTGCCTGTTCTTGTGGACATGAAATGGAAGGGTGTAAGAATAGATGAAGATCATGTAGAAGTTTTAGAAAACAAATTTAAAAAAACAATAGACAGTAACTTACAAAAAGTAAAAGAAGCAGTGGGCTTTCATCCTGAAATATGGGCTGCTGCAAACATAGCAAAGGTATGTGATAGTTTAGGAATAAGAGATTACGAGAGAACAGAAAAAACAAAAAAGCCATCCTTCACAAAAAATTATTTAGCAAACCACCCAAATAAAATATTACGGAGTATTGCCCATGCAAGACAATTAGATAAACTTAGAAATACTTTTTTAGAATCTATAAAAAATTACGTACACAAGGGTAGAATATACGCTGACATACACCAACTAAAAGGAGATCAAGGTGGTACGGTAACAGGTAGACTATCTTATTCTCACCCAAACTTACAGCAATTACCAAACTACTCTAATGTGGGTATGGGTATAAGATCTATTTTTATACCAGAGCAAGGATGTAAGTGGGGTTGTTTTGACTACAGTCAACAAGAGCCAAGACTTGTTTTACATTTTGCTTCTATAACACCTGGAATGATAGGTATAGGTGATATGTTGGAGAGATACAGAAGTGATAAAACACCGGACTTTCACTCTGAGATTGCTGACTTAACTGGGCTAGACAGAAGACAAGCCAAAGCCATTAGTTTAGGTTTGTTCTACGGTATGGGTAAAGCAAAACTTCAAGCACAATTAGGTATAAACGATGATAAGAAAGCACAAGACATACTAAGATCATACGATCATAAAGTTCCATTTGTAAAAAAACTTATAAAGCAAGTTATGAACAGAGCACAAGATAGAGGTAGGGTTAGGACATTACTAGGTAGATCTTGTAGATTTAATTTATGGGAGCCAGCTCAGTTTGGTGTTCACAAACCACTTCCACATAACGAAGCATACACTGAGTATGGTCCACAGATAAGGAGAGCTTTTACATACAAAGCTTTGAATAAACTTATACAAGGATCTGCGGCCGATATGACAAAACAAGCCATGGTAAATTTACACTCAGAGAATATAATACCAGAAGTGCAACTACATGACGAATTGGATATATCAATTGAAGATGATAACAAGAAGAAAAAAATAATTGAGATTATGGAAAATGCTGTTAAGTTAGAAGTTCCAAACAAGGTAGATTGTGAAACAGGTGAGAACTGGGGATCAATAGAGGGTGAGGATGATATTGACAAAACTTTTTTTTAATTATGGCTTATTTAAATGCAAACATACCTGTGCAATATGCACAGATAAGAAGAGAATATCTCTATGACCTTAAGAAACATCATGGAGAAGTTGAAGACTGTATTATTTTTGGTCTTTCGAGTATTACGGGGCGTTCCATCCTTTTTCATTGTATTATGGAAAATGGAGCTATCTTCTATCGTCTACCGATATCTGCGTTTATTCAAAGAGGCTTTAAGCCAGAAGAAGTTCCTAGACGCAGACTTGATGAGCTTCAGCTATGGAATTGTTTCAGCTATTATCCTTCTGTTACTACTTTCGATATTTTAGACGGACAATCAGGAAAATACATCGGTAAAGATAAAAAGTGGCATCCAGGTGCCTACCTATTTACAGTTGACTTTGCTCATCCCGAGGCTAATATACTCGACACTGATCATTCAGAGATTCCGCACGAACATAAGTGCGCTCACATCATAGCTCTCAACGACGGGAACTATGCAGCACAACCAAACAATAGATGTATATGGGACATACCATCATTCACAGTTAAGGATGAGGTACCAGACTGGAAAGTGCAAACCTCTGAATGGAATGTCGAAAACACAAGTAAATGGAAGACCGAAGATACGGATAACTTCTTTTACGAGATTGAGGAGAAAAAAAATGATTAAGTGGATTAAAAAGTGGATGAAGAAATACACTGATTGGATTTTTAAAGATTTCTATAAGTAATGAAAAATAAAAAGAAATTATCCAAGTTTGAATGGGTCAAGAAGAATATAGTGATTGTCCCTGTGGTGGCAGCTATACTCGCTGGAACATTTACGTCTGTAAGATATGTATTAAGTTTAACTGATACTATTGAAGCAAACAAACAAACTCTTATTAATCTTGAGAGAGATCTTGAAGTTGCAAAAGAAAAATTAACAGATACAGCAACAAGATTATCTGCAGCTGAAGCAACGTGGGAGATGGCTGAAAACTTATATAGACAACTAGCAGACCAGGTAAGAGAACATGCATACGATATTAAAGACTTGTCTCGTTAATTTAGCGTGGATATTATTTTTCTTGTTTGTGGTGACAGCCTCAGCACAAGCACGTAACGAATACTTAAACGATGGTACAAACAGCTGCGATCAAGGTAGTTG